CAGTTCGGGAACAGGACGCCGACCGGGGCGGTGTTGTCCTGCAGGATCTGCGAGATGACGCCGCCGGCGGCGTTGGCGAACTGCACGTACGGGGCGTTGTCGGCGTCGGTCTTGTGGCGGATCAGCAGGTTGGCGACGGCGTTCGTCGCCGTCGTCGAATAGATCGTGCCGGACTCGAACATTTCGACGCCGACGTTGGCCGACCCGCCGGTCGTCTTGCCCCACATCAGCGACCCGTCGACCCGGCCACGTTCGGCGCCGCCCTGCGTGAAGATGATTTCGCCGCCGGCGGTGAGGACGATGTCGCCGGTGCCGCCGGCGTTGAACGTGATCGGGCCGCCGGTCGTCGTCGACACGATGCCGCCGGTGCCGGTGACGAGACTGACGGCGCCGCCGGCGACCTCGTTGTGCACCTGCAGGGTCGTGGTGCCGGCGTAGCCGACGTAGCCGGTGCGGGTCCCCGGGCTGACGATGGATACGCCGGCGCCGTAGAACGACATGTAGGCGTCGTGGAAATCTGAGCCGGAAGTGGACGTGTCGATCAACTGGATTTGTCCGCCGTTGCCGCCGAACCGGCCCGTGCCGTTCGTCGTGAACGCGTCTGCCGTCAACGTGCCGGTGACGTTCACCCCGGAGGCGTCCACTTTGAACCGTTCGGTCGACTGGACGATGAACCGATGCGAGGAGCCGGCCGGCGAGGCGTAGTAGAGGAGTCCGCCCGACGTGCCCTGCACGTAGCCGAACAGCGTCGCCCCGGTCGTGTTCTCGAACTGCAGATACGGCTGGTCACCGGAGCGGCGTAGGCGCAGGCCGGGCGCGGCGGTGATGATAAGCGGGCCGGTCATCGGCATCGACCCGTCGACCTTCACCGTCTTGGTGTTCAGTTCGGTGGCGACGGTGTTGCCCCACGACGACCGGATCAGTTCGGTTGGTGAAACGGTCGGCACCGTCGTCATAGCAAGTCTCCGTTCAGGTCGGGTCGGCCCACGTCGCGGCGTCCCACTCAGCGACGCCGACCTGGTCCCACAGTGCGGGTTGGGCGCCGCCGATCAGGAACGGGGCGGCGTCGTCGAGTGCGATGCGGGCCTGCCACATGTCGGGCGTGATCGAATGTTCGACGCCGACGACGAGCATCACCCGGTGGAACACGCCGCGGCCGTCGTCTACGTGTTTCACGGCGAAGCGGGCCGGCCCGTACGGCGACGCCCTCACCAGCGTGTCGACCGTCTCGGGGTGGCCGGCTTTGGCGGTGATCGACACGGCGGCGACGCGGGGCATGTGCCGCCAGGAGCGGGCGGCGAGGATGCGTTCGCCGAGCCAGTCGATGTCGGCGTCGACATCGGTTTCGAGGTCGCGCACCGTGTACGTCTCCACGCCGAACAAGGCTTGGCCCTGGGCGTCGTTGTAGACGTGTTCGACCTCGCCCTGCCGGCCGAGCAGGGCGCGGGTCGTGATGTCGTCGCGGCCGAATTCGAGTTCCCATGAGTCGGGGCACGTGTCGCCGTAGATGGGTGGCACCCAGGAGCCGGCGACGACGACCATGAACAGCCACGTGGCGGGCGGGTCCTCGATCATCGTCAGGCCGGCGTCGGTGATCCGGTACAGGCCGGACCCGTCGGGGTCCTCGTCGACGGCGTACGGGGCCGGGTCGTACAGGCCCGAGTCGTCCGGGTCCTCGGTGAAGTACGCCTCGACCCAGTGGCCGGGGATGCCTTCCCAGCCGGTGTTGCCGATGCTGCCGTCGTACGGGTCGGTCTTCGGATAGTCGAGCCAGTCACGGCCCCGGAACGTGACGGCCGGGTCCCGGCGGTCGCCGCCCAGGTCGCCGTAGACGTGGCCGCCCGCCGACACCGCCGCCCGGTCGAGCAGGTCGACCGTCTTGCCGCCCAACGTCGTACCGCGCAGGGCAACCCCGGACGTGTCCAACTGGCGGCGATAGGTCGGGTAGGTGGCGGCGTTCAGGATTCTCGTGAGGCGCGCCGTCACCGTTTCCGACGCCCCGGCCGGGGCGGCGAGCTTGGCGAGGTCGGTGCGGCCGGCGTCGCCTTTGGCGTCGACACACTCGAACGTCATGCGTTCCCCGTCCGTCGGGTCATAGGTCGGGTTGGCGGCGTCGATGTAGCCGGCCCACAACGTCACCGGGGCGTCGCCGCCGACCTGCACACCGATGCGGATCGGCCGGCCCGGCCGCACCGACAGCAGCGTGTCGTCGTTGAGCAGGTCGGCAATGCTCAACGGATAGTCGGCCCATCCGTCGTCGTTCTCACAGGTGACGGTGGCGGTGCCGACCTCGAACTTGTCGATCGCCCGGTCGCGGCCCGCCGCGGTGGCGACGTCCAACACGTGGCAGGTGACGTCCAACCAGAGCGGCTGGTCGCCGGCCCAATGCGATCCGGCCGGGTCGTCCCACAGGTCGACGTCCCACTGTCCCCATGTGCCGTCGTCCTGTTGCCCGGAGCCGACGCCGACCTCGACGAACGGGCGCACACCGTCGAGGCGGGCAATCGTCGGGGCGGTCACGACGCCACCAGCGCGGCCTGGCCGCGGATGCGGGTGCCTTGGCGTACGGCGCGCAGCACGGCGCGTTGCACGTCGAAGCGGTTGCCGATGACACCGGCCGACACGTTGACGTTGACGGTCATCGGCCGCACCGGGACGGCGGCCGCCGCGGACGTCGGCATCCAAATGTTGGATGGGGCGACCGGCGTCGAAGGCCCCGGCGTGTCGTCGTCGAACGGTGCCGCCTCGACGGCGGCGGCCGGGGTGACGGCCAGCCCCGACGGCGCCGGCGCCGCCCGCGTGAATATGGTCGAGGCGACGGGCGGCCCGGCCGACCACAGCGTCGACCACAGCGGTTTCACCGTGATGTTGAGCGGGTCCGATTCCTGCCTGTTGCGGAAGTAGTCGATGTCGCTCTGGGCGCCGGACGTGTTGACCTTCGACGACTGCACGACCGGATGCGACGCCCCATAGTTGACGATGGTCTGCACGGCGCCCTGGTAGTCGCCGGTCGAAATCTGGTATGTGATCTTCGACTGGACGTCACGGGGCAGGCCCTCGATGACACCCTGCAACAGTTGCAACTGTTGCAAGGCGAGTTCGTCGCCGATCAGTTCGTACTGGGTGGAGAAGTTGTCCGGCGTCAGGCCGATCTGGGCGAGCAGCTGCTTGGCGGCGTCCTCCGAGATGTGCAACTGGCTCGTCAGCTGGTTCAGGGTTCGCTGATAGATCCCGGTCATCTTCTCGTTGAACTTGTCGGCCGACCCGTTCGAGTCGTCGAACGCCTTCTGGATGTCGGGGATCAGCGACGTCCCCAACTGCTCCAGGGCGGCGAGCGTGGCCCGACCCTCCGGTGTCGACAGGTTGGGCAGCAGCTCCTGGCCGCCGGCGTCCTGCTGCGCCTTGAACGCCTCTTGCAACGAATCCAACGCCTCGTTGACGCCGGCGACGGCGTCACGGCTGACGGTGAACGTGTCGAAGAACCCTTGCATCGCCGTCGACGCGGCGTCGATCGAGGCGGTGCCCCAGTCGGTGGAGTCGAGGACGTGGCCGATGGCGGCGACCGACACGGCGGTGCCGTCGGCGATTTGACCGGCATGTTTGACGGCGTCGGTGGCGTCACGGGTCGCAGAGTCGAACGACTTCGTGAACGTCGTCGCCGCCGCCGTCTCACGGGCCAGTTGGATGACCTCGTCGGTCGACAGGTTCATCGCTTCGGCGAGGACGTCGACGTTGCCGGCGGTCGAGGCGAAGTTGGCGTCGCTGTCGCGCATGTCGTTGACGACGTCGTTCCAGATCGCCTGCAAGTCGACGAGATGGCCGCCGGTCTGGAACAGGCCCTGGTTGAACCTGGTGAACGGGTCCTCGCTGATCAGCTGCTGTTCGAGGATGTTGTTGACGTCTTCGAGGGACGTGCCGAAGAACTTGGCTGCTTCGGCGCCGCCGATCGTTGCCGTCGTCCAGTTCTTGGTGGCCTCGAAGACGCCGTCCATGACCGCGTTGTAATCGTTGGCGGACAGGCCGGCGGCCTGCAGGACCTTGTCCAGGTTCTGGACGTCGGGCAGCATCTCGAACGACGCCCGATCACTGGCGCCCGAGCGGATGATGTCGTCGATGTTGGCGAGGGACACGCCGACGGCGGCCAGGTTGTCGGCCAGGTCGACGGTCTTTTCCTTCTGGAGCAGCTGCCCGAAGAACGAGTTGTCGTCGACGCGGGCGTTGAACGCCCCGTCGAGGGCGCTGCGCAGGGCGAGCGACGAGTCGCCCAGTTCGTTGACGGCGTCGGAGAATCCCTTGACCTGGTCGGCGTTGAACGCCTTGGTCGCCGCCATGTTCTGCATCGCGTTCTGCACGGCGAGTGTCGCCACCGACAGCGCCGCCATCGGCCCGGCCACACCGGCCAGGCTGCGCAGGGCGATGTTGCCGTCGACGGCGTACTCGGCGAGCTGGCCGACGCCGACACCGAGCGTGCCGACGACGCCGCCCAGTTCGCCCAGGTCCTGGGCGGCGTTGCCGGCCAGGTTCGCCAACACGCTGCGGGACTGGTCCGACTCGCCGCGGACGTGTTCCAACTCGTCGCCGACGCCGCGGAGTTCGCCCTTGGTGCGGTCCATATTGACGCCACGTTCGAGGACGTCGGCGAACTGTTTGGCGTCGGCGGTGATGTCGTCGAAGGCGACACCCATCTTGTTGCGGATGTCGGAGGCGAAGGCGGCGATCTTCGAGTCGTCGACGTCGATCGTCAAGTTGGCTTTGATCGCCGACACCGCTTCGGCGGCACCCTTGGCGTCGGCCTCGACCTTGTCCAGCTGGGCCGAGAGGGCGTCGATCGCCCGCTTCGACTTCGATGCGGCGTCGTCGAATCCTTCGGCGATCTGCTTGCCGGCCTTCTCGCCGGCGTCGCCCAGCTTGTCGAGGTCCCGGACCGCGGAGCCGGTGTCGACGTCGACGGTGTACTTGAGTTTCTGGTCAGCCACCCGACAACGCCTCCTCGTACAGGTCTTCGAGTTCGGGTTTGACGGCTTTGGCGACGGCCTTGGTTGCTCTGGTCCAGGTGCCGGAGCCGCCGGTGCCCGGATGGTGTACGACGGCGGCGTAGCGGCCGCCGAAACGCAACGCCCGTTTGTGCGGGCGGATGACGTGGGCTGAGGCGCCGGCTTCGGCGATCGCCCAGCCGCCGGCCTGGCCTTTGGCCGGGTTGAACGTCACCTTCGCCCCGGTCGGGGACGAGTCGACCTTGTACTTGACGCGCAGGCTGCGCCCGTAGAAGCGGCGGCCCTGCCCTTTCGGGACGGCGTCCATCGCCTTGCGGCCGGCCTTGGCGATTTCGCGGCCGGCCGCCCGGTTCGCCGTCCGCAACGCCCGGCTGCTGCGCGCCGTCAACTCGCCGAGTGTCGGCCCCTGGGCCTTGACCGTGAAGTCCACACCGTCACGGCGCCTCGCCGGCGTCCCACGCCGACCCGTCCCAGTTGGCGTGCGAGGCGTCACCGAGCACGACGTACTGGCCGGTCGTCCACGCCGTCGCCGGGCTGGCGGTGATCCCGGACATGCCGGCGAGGTTCGCCGGCGCCGTCCCGTTGAAGCTGCCGGGTGTGCCGGCGGTGGCGGTGGTGGCCGGGGTGCCGGCGCCGGCGCCGCCCTCGATGACGACCGACGACGTGGCGTTGCCGAAGGCGACGTCCGGCTTGCGGGTGCACGGCAGGCTGAGGGTGGCGGTCAGGTTGGTGCGGGCGTCGCCGCCGATCGTGCCGGAGATCAGCCGGCAGCGGCCGCACACCTTCGGTGGGACGTCGTCGGCGAGACCGAGATAGAAGTACGCCTCTTGCGTGTCGTGCTCGAACAGGAACCTGTTCAGGCCGTTGACGAGGTCCGGGTCCTGCAGGAACGTCGTGTCGATCGTGTACGACGTCACGCCGACCTGGGTCGTGGTCTCCTCGGGGCCGCAGAACGTCGCCGGCGTCGTCTCGTCGGTCGTGTTCGGCGACGCCGTCAACGCACCGGACGTGACCTGGCAGGTGAAGTCGCCGCCGCCGGTGGCGTAGTCGGCGATCACCGCGGCGTCGGCGGCCTTGCCGCCCGGCGCCTGCCAGTCGGTCGTGTAGCCGGGCGCCGCCGGGTCCACCAATGACAGACCGAACTTGCCGGTCTCGATCTGAAAGACGTGGCTACTCATGGCGTGATGACCTCCGGCGGCACTAGCGCCTGATACGGGATTGGCGGGCAGAACGTGACTGCCGACAAGGTGCCGGACACGTCGAAGCGGACGGCGGGGACGGCGACGTCGACGTCGACGTCCAACGTCTCGGATGACCAGCCGTCGACGTTGAACGGGCCGGGCGCGTAGACGGCGGCGGCGACGGCGGCCGTCAACTCGTCGAGCATCGCCTGGGCGGCGTGGCTGGCGCCGTCGGCGACGGCCCACACCGTGAACGTGACGACGTGCACCGGCTGCGCCCTCGAGCCGTCGTGGCCGGCGATCCACAACGCCGGGGCGACGGAGGCGGCGACCTGGGCTGGGGCGTAGGCGAACACACGGCCCGGTAGGCACGGCGTCAACGTCGCCCACAGGCGGGCACGCAGGTTCCCGACGGTGTTGCCCGGCGCCATCGCCTCGGTCACGACGTCGACGCCGGTGGCGGTCATCCGACGCCCCAACGCTGTTTGCCGGCGGCGACCTGGCCGCGCACCTGTGTGAGCGGGTCGGCCGGCGGGTAGCCGACACCGAACGCCAAATCAGGCGAGGCGGGCGCGGCCGCCTTGTACGCGGCGACGGTCATGTCGATCAGGGCCTGCCGCAGGGCCGGGTCGTCGGCGGCGGCCGGCACGGTACGGTCCAGGTAGGCGTTGAGGCGCTGCCCCTGCGCCGGTACGAGTTCGTCGATGCGTTCGGCGTCGACGTCGCCCGCCGTCAGCCGCAGGATCTGGCGGGCGGCGTCGGCGATGTCGGCGACGTCCCACCAGACGGTGGCATCGGGTGGGGCGACGACGGTCACGGCGCTGCGCCCGAAACCCATCCGTTCGTGGCGTGCCAGTAGGCGCGCCCGGGCACACCGGCCGTCGTCGTCTGCACGTATTGGCCGACGGTCCACGTCGTCGTCGGTGACGCCGTCACCGTGCGCGGGTTGCCGGCCTGCAGGTTGGCGACGGATGCCGGGGCGACCGAGCCGCCCGGCGTCCAGGCGCCGGGGACGCCGGCGCTGGCGCCGGTCGCCGCGTTCACCGAAGCGATGCCCGGCCCACTGTGGTCGGCGCGTACGACCTGCTGGTTCGGTGAGTCCCACAGGGTGCCGCCGGCGTCCTGGGTCGTCGGTTCGCCCGGTTCGCCGGTCGGTGTCGGTGTCGGGTCCTCCTCGGGCGGGCAGTCGTCCGGGTCGGTGACGGTTTCGGCGGCCATCAGGCGGTCAGCTTGATGACGCCGGTCGCGGTCGTGACGGCGGCCTGGAAGTAGCCGGCGTAGGCGACCTGCACACCGATCACGCTGGGTTCGGTGACTTGCAGGGTGCCGATGCGCTGCTCGAACACGCGGGCCGACGCCGTGTTGATCAACAGGACGGTGCCGGCGGCCAGGCCGTACGACATGACGGCCGGCACACCGGCGATCGTGCCCATCACCCCGGACGCCAGGTCACCGGCCGAGAAACCGGACGACTGCGAGTTCGTCGGGTTGACCGGGGCGAACAGCTGGCCGAGTGCGACCATCATGTCCGGCGACGCGGCGAGGAGCAGCCCGCCTGCGCCGGCCGTGTTCGTGTAGATCGTGGCGACGGCCTTCCAGATCGCCGCGGTGACTTCGGCCGCCGTCGAGGAGGCGGTGATCACCGGGGTCTGCGCCGTCGAGCCGGCCTTGATGATCGTGCCGGCCGCCGTCTCGGTGACCCGGGCGTAGTAGGCGGCCAGGTCGTTGACGATGACGTCCATCATCGACGGCACCGACCAGTCGATGTCCTGGCGGGAGATGTTGACGTAGCCGCCGTAGGTGTCCATCGCCACGGCGACCCGTTCGATCAGCATCTTCTGCGAGACAAGCTCGGCCTTTTCTGCGGTCTGCTTGGCGACGTTCGTGTGCTGCGTGACGCGGGGCAGGTTGAACCGTCCCGACGGCACGGCCTGCGGTCCCAGGCTGTTGACGATGGGGCGGGACTGGTCGACGAAATTGATGAGCGGGCCGACGATCGGCTCCGGGATGACGCCCAGGTTGTCCGGTGTCGTCTGATGGGCGGCGGCCCTCGTGTACAGGTTCATGCGTTCGCGGGCCTGGCCGTCGCCCCACCCGGCGAGGGACCAGTCGCACAGGTAGGCGCCGACCGAGCGGTACTCGATCGTCGCCACGTCCTTGCGCTTCGAGGCGGTGATCTGCTCCTGGATCGCACGCGAGTAGGCGAGCGACTCGGACGACTGGCGGCCGGCGTCGGCGAGGGGCTTCAGCTTCTCGGTGAGTTCGGTGATCCTCGCCGTGTTGCGTTGAATCGACTCGTACTCGTTCGGGTCCAGGTCGCGGCCGTTCGCCTGGGCGTCGGCGACGATGGCGTTCGAGTAGCCGTCGAGTTCGGCGATCTTCGCCGCATAGTCGGCCTGCAACTCTTGAATGGCGGTAACGGCCACAGCGGTACTCCTAGGGTCGGAACGAAACGGTTCGACAACCAACTAGGGCGTACTGGCCGCCCGGCCCGCTACTGGGGCGTCTGGGGCGGCAGCCCGGCTGCGTACAGGTCAGCGTACTGCACGGCGCGGCGCTGGGCGAGGATGTCGTCGAGCAGCGGCGTCGCCGACTGCGGGCGGGCGGTGCCGGCCGGATGGTGGCGGACGTCGATCACGTTCGCCGTGTCATACGCCGGGTCGGCGACGAGGGCGATGTGATCGAGGAACGCCCGGTTGATCGTGCGGCGCCGCCGGCCGTCGGACCATTCGGCGTCCCCGGCTTTCAGGCCGAACCCGATCGAGGCGTCGAGGACGCCGTCGTCGGCCAGGGCCAACGTCTCGTCACCCAGCGTCGTCGCCGAGATGCGCAGTTCGGCGACCAGACCCTCGGCGCGGGTCGGGTGCAACTCCAACGCTTTGCCGACGGGGCGGTGATGGTCGTGGTCCCGGTTCACTTTGATGCGGTTGGTGCGGGTCTGCACACCGGCGAACGCGCCCCGGGCGAACGACTCCATGTAGGTGCGTTCCCCGTCGAAGATTTCGGCGTCCGTCTCGTACGGGACGGCGACGACGGTGACGGTGCGCCGCGGGAACGACACCGCCCCGACGGTGCCGTTCGAGCGGATTTCCAACGGTCCCAAACCGGACGGCCACGCCTCGACGACGGTCAACGTTGCGGTCATGGCGTTTCTCCTGCCGTGAGTGTCGCCGCCTGGCCGCGGTAGACGTACCGTTCGATTTCGGCGACCTGTTCGGCGGTGAGGACACCGATCGACGTGAGGATCTGCCAGGTTTGGGCACGTTCGTACGGGCCGGGCTGGACGTAGGCGTCGCGGTTCACTTCGAGCATCGTCCCGGCGGGCAGGGCGAATTTGGAGAGGGCGGCGACGATCGGGCGGACGAGCGGCCGCAGATGGGCACGCCAGTGGTAGTCGAGGGTGAGGCCGGCCGTGTTGTACACGAGCGAATCGGATGATTGGGGCAGGCCGACCAGGTACGGCGGGACACGGAGCAGGACGGCGATGCGGGCCTCGGTCATGCCGGCCAACTCGGTGAGGGCGAGGTCCTTCGGGGACAGGCCGGTCGAGCGGAAGTCGAGGCCGCCTGACAGGACGGCGGGCAGGCCCATCGAGTTCATGCGGGCCTCGATCCACTGGGCCTGCAGGGCGGCGGCCTGTTCGGCGGTGACCTCCTGCGGATGCACCAGCACCGTGGTCGGGGCGCCGCCGGCGGCCATCAGGTTCGTCAGGTAGGCGCCCAATAGGCGTGCGGCGACCATCCGGCCCCGCCCGACCGCCAGGGCGCTGCGGCCGCGGGCGTCCTGCGTCGACGACTGGTAGCGGATGTGGCAGATGTCGGCGCGGGGCACGTCGCGGTCCCCGATGCGGTACTGGCGGACGCCGGCGTCGTCGAGTTCGACGTCGACGAGCCACGGCGGCACAACGTGGAACCGGCTGGGCCAGCCGGTGACGTAGCGGGCGGTGGCGACGATGATCGCCTCGCCGGCCGCCTGATAGTCCCACCACACCTGCCGGAAGAACTCTTCCCACGACTCGTAACGGTCCGGGTCAGGGTTGATCAGCCAGCCGGCGTCGAGGGATGGGGCGGCGTCGACCAGGTACGGCGGCATCGACGCCGCCACCGACGAGTTCAGATCGAGGCAGGCCCAGGCGATGTCGACGAGTTCCTCGGCGTGGCCGCCCCAGTTCGGTGTCGCCCATTCCAGCGGCCAGCCGGCCCACGGCTGCGGGCGGGGCGGGGCGAACGCGCCGGCGCCCGGTGGGACGGTGTCGACGTCGGTGACGTCTACCGCCGGCGGTGTCGGCGGGTCGACGTCGGTTGGGATCGGTGCTGGGGCGGACGTGTCACGCGGGATCAGGGCGCGCGTCTCGGCCACAGACCCGCCACGTTACTACCAGTAGCGTTACTGACGGTAGCAATCATCGGATGGCCGGCGAGGGCGGGGTGACCTGGGCTGCGTCGAGCGCCCACAGGCAGGCGCGCAGCAGGTCGGTGCGGGCGTTGTTGTTGACCAGGCCCAGTCCGCCGCCGGCCAGGTTGTGGACGCGGGCGCGGGCGATCTGGTCGTCGAGCATCACCGTGTCGTCGTGGAACACGCGGCGTTCGGCGGCGAGGGCACGCAACAGGACCAGGCCGCGCCCGGTCTCGGTGGTGCCGGCGCGGGTCGCACCCATCCGGCCGGGCAGGTCGGCCGGCAGCTGGTTGTTGAGGCGGGCGCCGACGATGAGGCGGGCGCCGGGGCGGGCGTCGACGAACCCGCGTACCAGGTCGATGGCGTCGGACCAGGAGGCGCAGGCCCGGCCGTCGACCTCGAAGCGGCCGGCGCCGTCCGACGCGACGAACGCCGCCGCCGCCCCGGTCCCGCGGTTCTCCTCGAGGGCGACGATGCCCGGCCCGTCGTAGGCGTCGAGGGCGCCGGCGCAGTCGTCCCACACACCGGCGTCGAGGAGCGGTTCGCCGTGGCCCGGTTTGCGGCGTACGGTCGGCCACCGGTTCAACCATTGGGCGGCGAACGCCTCGAACGGGTCCGGCTCGTCAGGGTCGTCCGACTCGCCGGAGCGGGCGGCGGTGAGGCGTTGGGCGATGAGACGCCGGCGGCGGTCCGTCCAGTGCGGCGACGCCTGCCGCCACCCGGCCTCGTCGTCGAGGTCCACGCCCGGCGCGGCGGACCATTCGACCCACAGGTCGGCGTCGTAGCCGTCGAGGTCGGCGAGGGCGGCGTTGCGGCGGGCGACCATCAGGGCGGTCGCCTTGCGGTGGGCGGTCGACACGAGCCACAACTGGGCGGCGGCGAGTTCGACCATCGTCGGGACGAGGCCCTCTTCGATCATCGTCGCCGGCACCGCCCACGCCTCGTCGACGACGGCCATCGACGCGGACAGGCCGTAGACGGACTCCTTCGCCTTGACCAGCCAGCGGGACCCGTCGGCCAGGTACTCGATCTGTTCCTGGCCGTTGGCGTCACGCACCTTGTACACGTCGGCGAAGCGTTCACTGCGCGCCCAGCGGCGCGCCGGACGCTGTATCTCGACACAGACCGGCAGGTCCTTGCCGGTGTGCACCACCGTCTGGGGTTCGTCGAAGCGGCCGCCCTGATGCATCCGCCACAGGCACGCCTCACGCATCAGATAGGACTTGCCGACCTGGCGGGCGACGGTCAGATCACACGCGTCCCACACGAGCATGCCGGCCTGGTCGTGTTCGAGGGCGCGGGCGGCGTACAGGCGTTGCCACCAGCGCAGCGGTTTACCGGTGCGCTCGAGCGCGTAGGCGGCCAGGTCGTCGCCGTAGGAGCCGACGGCCTGCGGGTGCGGCGGTGTCATCAGGCGGGGCCAGGTGGCGTCGCCGGGGACGTCGCGCAGCCCTGTCAGCCACGCGACGTCCCACACCGGATCGGCTGGCGGATAGCCGACCGGTTCGACGGTCGGTGACGGCGGGCCACCGACTGACTTAGCGGGTACAGGGAGGCGGGCCGCCGTCACCCTGCCCGCCAGTATCGCACCCTGCCGGCGTGCACACACCGAGCACGACGCCACCAGCTGGCAGCAGTCGGACCCGTCGAGGTGGGCGTGCAGTCTGAGCGGCGGCTGGTGGTCCGCTTCGGTGGCGACACGGCACCGGCAATGCACGCACATCGGCTGGTCGGCGAGCAGCCGGGCCCGGCCCTTGCGGTAGGCCGGCGTCGCATACGCAGGATTCGCCACAGGACCCCAGTTTGGTCCCCGCAGTACCCCGGACCGGTCTAGGGCCGTCTACGGCGAATGTGGACGATCTGACGGGATCGTGGACGAGGTGACGGCGAACCCGACGAACGGGGAGGGGGAGAGCCGATCACTGGGGGGGCTGTCCGGGTCCCACAAAAAAACCGGGGGTCGCGTGCGCGCCCGGACACGGACAGCACTCGAAGGGGACGCCCGAAAATTTTTCGAGCGGCCGGGTCGAACCGTTACAGATCGTCGTCGGCGGGGGCGGCGGGGTCCGGGTCGGCGTCGTCGGGATCGACAGGCTCCGGGTCCGGCACAGTCGGATCATCACTCATACCTGGGACTGTAGACCGTCGGTGTCGTAGCGGGCGTGGAGGGTGGCGGCGACGTGACGGGTCTCGGCGGCGTCGGTGTCGAACCGCACGCCGCACACGTGACAGACCGACACGGCCCGGCCACGCGGCAACGCCCTACGGGTGGCGCGTGGCCGGGCCGCCGTGGCCGGCGTGTCGATCCCCAGTCGACGGGCCTGCGCCGCGGACAGGTTGACGGTCATCGGTCGGCCTGGCCACCGACGATGACGGCGGCGATGGCGAGCAGGCCGAGCGCGGCGGCGACCGCGCCGACGATGGCGAGCAGGCACGTCATGTCGGCGGCCTCCGGTCGTGGACGCCGTTGCGTCGGTGTTCGTCCTCCAGCTGGCGGCGGCGGATGCCGTCGGCCATGCGACGCAGGCGATGATGCTCTGCCAGTTCGTCGAGGAACAGGCCGACGGCGTACAGCAGGGCGCCAATGATCAGGCCGCCAGCGATGGCGTAAGCCACGGTCACGACTCCACCTCGTCGGCGTACCGGGTGACGAGGGCGTCGAGCCATTCGTCGTCGGCTTCGCGGCCTTGTAGGCGTAGCTCGCGGACGTAGTTGCGCCATGCGACCTGGCGGCCGTGGGCCGGGGCGACGATGGGGCCGGTGTCGTCCGGGCGTCGCCAGTCGCCGCTCATGGCGTGACCTCGATGCCGGCGCCTTCCCACCACGGGTGGAGCAGTTCCTCGACGTGTACGTGATGGTGACCACCGCAGACCGGGCAGTCGGTGCCGCACCATGATGGCGTTGGGCGTCGCGGGCATCGGACGACGTCGCCAGGCTTCAGTGTGGAGAGGTCAATTTGCTCGCGCTCGCGCTCTTCTACTTCTCCTTCTACTTCTCCTATATGTGCGGACACCAGTGTCGCCTTTTCGGTCACGGGTGTCGCCTTTTCTCCGGCGATACCCGACACGGGTGTCGCCTTTTCTTCGGGTGCCAGATCGAGCCGGTACGTGTTTCGGCGGCCCCGGCCGTGGGCGGTGATGACGTCGACGACGCCGTACTCGACGAGTTCGGCGGTGGCGCGTTGGACGGTGCGATGGTCGACGTTGCCGAGCGAGACGGCGAGGGTGTCGACGTCGGGCCAGCAGACGCCGTCCCAGTCGACGCGGGACGCCAGGTTCGCCCACAGTTGCCGGGCGCGGGCCGACAACGGGCAGTCAGGGTCGTCGGTCGCTTGGCGGCAGGCGACCGCGGCGCGGTAGACGCTCACGCGACGCGGGCGGGGTCGGATGGATCGGCCACGCCATCAGGCGTTGGTCTGTTCCATCGATTACAGACGAACGCTTCTACCTCGCCGCGGATGAACCAGTACGGGGAGCGTTCGGTAAGCCGGTGGCAGGGCAGGCCGGCGTGGATGGCGCGCAGCACGGTGCCGCGTGACAGCGGCTTGCCGTCGCCGCGGGTCAGTTCGCCGAGCAGTTCCTGCACCTGCGTGAACGACAGGGTCATCTGAGCTTCAAGTTCCATGCGCGTCATTTCTGTTGGAAGTTGTACCGTCATAATCTATGGTTGCACATGCTGATTCGTTGTGCAACGACCCGATGGCAGGCTGGTTGCGGTACCTGGTGCGCCGCGGGTTCGCCGTCAACACCCGTCAGCACCGTGTCGGGCTGGTTCGCCGCTGGTTCGCCTACATCGGCGACGACTGGCGCGACGCCACGTTCCGCGACGTCGAGGCGTTCGCCGCCGACCTCGGTGTGTCGGCCAGTTCGCAGCGTGCCCATCTGTCGCACCTGCGCGCCTTCTACCGGTGGGCGCGCCGTGAGGGGATCGCCGATCACAATCCGGTCGACCTCGTCGACCTGCCCCGCGTCGGCACCCGGCTACCCAGGCCGGCGCCGGACGACGCCATCGCCCACGTCCTCGCCGTATCCGAAGCACCGCTGGCGGCGATGGTCGGCGTGATGGCGACCGCGGGTTTGCGCTGCTGCGAGATCGCCGCCCTCAGATGGCGTGACGTCGACCTGGGCCGGGGCGAGGCGATCGTGTTGGGCAAAGGCGACCGTGAACGCGTCTGCTATCTGACACGTGACGCCGTCGTGCTGCTCGCCGCCCTCGACGACACCGACGGCCACGTCTGGCGGTCACCGCACCGCATCGGGAACCCGCCCTACTCGCCGCACCGCGTCAGCCAGATGGTCGCCAGGGCGTTCACCGAATGCGGCTACCCCTACACCGCCCACCAGCTGCGCCACCGGGCCGGCACCGTCGCCCTCGCCGCCGCCGAAGGCGACCTGCTCGCCGTGCGCGACATGTTGGGCCACGCCTCCGTCGCCACCACCCAGATCTACACGCGGGTCGTGTCGGCCCGCACCGCCGCCGTCGCCCGATCCGTACGAATGCCTACCTAAGAGAGCAGCCATGACCGAAACCGAACACATCGCCAGAGGAACCGACGCGACATTGATCGTCTCGGGCATCCTCATCATGCTCGCCGCCGGGGCCTGGCGTCTCTACGGCACCGGCCACTACACGCCGGCGACCGTCGCCATCGCCGTCCTCGGCATCGCATGCATATTCGCCGGGGTGGCGATCATCGTCGTCGCCCGTCTCAGTGCACACCTACGCCGCCTGTGACCTGGGCCCTCTGCTGTCCGTTACTGGCCGGTAACGGCTGGGGATATCTGGCGTTACAGACTCCATGTCCACAGCGCTGTACTGGGGGATTGCAGGTTCACATGAACCGCGAACGCGTAGCGTTATCCACATGGCCGTGACCGTCCTCGACGAACGCCTCAGCTTTTCGACGCGTGAGGCCTGCGACGCCGCCGGGATGACGTACCGGATGGTCGACTACTGGGTGCGCCGCGGCGCGGTCTGGCCGTCTATCCCGGCACGCGGCAAGGGCACCGACCGCGGATGGTCAACCGACGACGTGCACCGTCTCGCCCGCGTCGCCAACGTGATCCGCGACGCCGAACGTGCCGGCCTGTCCGTCGGCGTCAAGGCGGTCACCGAGATGTGGGACGCGTTGACGGCCGGCGACGACTGGCACGTCTTACTCACCGCCTGACGGGTACAGAGGCGCCGCGGCGCCCGTCGTGCACCTCCTTCGCGCAGCGGGCGCCGCCCAATTACGTCGCTGACGAAATTGCCGGGCTATCTGGTGGCGGGCAGTTGCGGCGCCGGCCGGCCGCAGAGCACCGGTTCAGGGAAGTAGCCGTCGGCGTTGGCCGGTGGCAGCACGTCGACGCAGATCGTCGGTGTCGGCGGCGTCTCGATCGTCGTGCTCGTCGTCGAGGTCGAGGTCGTCGTCGAGGTGGTCGTCGAGGTGGTCGTAGACGTCGTCGTGCCAGTCGAGGTCGGCGGCGGTGTCGTCGTCGTCGTCGTGGTGGTGGTGGATGGCGGCGCCTCCGTCGTCGTGGTGGTGGTGGTGGTGGTGGTGGGCGCGCCCTGCGTGCCGGGGGTGCAGTCCGGGCACGTCGTCGTCGTGGTCGACGCGACGGTCGTGGTGGTGGTCGTCGTGGGGGCGACGGTCGTCGTGGTGGTGGTGGGCGCGACGGTCGTCGTGGTCGACGCGACCGTCGTGGTGGGCGCGACGGTCGTCGTGGTGGTGGTGGGCGCGCCCTGCGTGCCGGGGGTGCAGTCGACGCACACCGTCGTCGTGGTCGACGCCTCGGTCGTGGTGGTCGTCGGGTGGGTGTATCCGGCGCCGGCCGTCGCCGCACAGAGGGTGACGGCGACGGCACACAGCGCCGCGGCTACGGCGGCGAGGCGGCGCACCTACAGGACCAGCCAGCCGACGGCGACGGCGGCCAGACCGAAGGCGACGAGGATGCCGCGGCCGATCGCCGCGTTCGACACGGCGATCGCCAGGCCCTCGATGACGAACAGGATGGCGGCGAGCAGGAACAGGACGTCGGCCAGGTCGGTGTGGCCGGTGGCGATGTCAGCGATCATCTTCAGACTCCTCAGGTTCAGGTTTGCGGATGGTGACGTCGAGGCGCCACGGGTGACGGCGTACGGCGTGCCGTACGAAGGTGCCGCCGACGACGCCGAGCACGCCGATCAGCACCCATGCCAGCGCGGCCCACAGGACGTCCTGCCAGAGGGCCGACGCCACCGGTCACGTCTCGACCCAGCCGACGAGGGTGTCGCGTTGGCCGGCGTTGATCACGGGGATGTCGGCCATCTTCGTGAGGATGGGCAGGCCGGAGCGGGCCGGGTGCCGCCATCGGGCGGTGCCGTTGCCCTCCAGGTTGGCTTGCAGGGTGTCGAGGTCGTCGTCGTCGACGAGGTTGGCGCGGACGCCGTCGCCGACGAACGTGTCGCCGCCGACTTTGCAGATGAACAGCATGTCGTCGTCCTCCAATGTGACCGGGGGCGGGTCCGGGTCCGGGGTGTCGGGTGGCGGCCAGGCGTCGACGGCGTCACGGAACCCGGGCGTCGACCAGGTGGCTGCGCCGCTGGTGCCGCCGATCGACGGTGCGCTCGGCGTGGGGCCGGCCGGGTCGATCTTGCGTCCGGGGCAGGACGGCTTGCAGTACTCCCAGTGCGACACGATGTCGCGTTGCGGGTCGAGGTCGTACCACCAGCACAGGGCGCCGACCAACGCGATGTAGGCGTCCAGTTGCACTTTCGGCCACGGTTCGCCGACGCCGTTGTTGGCTGCTTCGATGGCGATCAGGGTCTGGTTGCCGCGGTCCTGCGGGACGTTGCCTTTCGAGCAGACGAGCGGGCCGCCCTTGCCCATCGTGTTCGTCGCACCGGCCGCCCCGACGACCAGGGCGCCCGAGCGGTGTAGGCGCATCGCCCCGATCGGTTTGTCGTCGGCGTACAGCCAGCCGTAGGCGTCCGACGACCCGTCATCCGACGTCGACGAGGAGGCGTCGTGGTGGTAGCCGACGCCGAGCAGATCGTCATACCCGCCCGACGAACGCGAGCGGGTTTCCCAGCCGTCGTACACGGTGACGTCGAGGCCGCCGGCCCGGCAGGCGTCGGGCAGGTCGAGCAGCCAGATCTGTTTGCTCATCGTCCGACCCTGCCGTGCAGGACGGCGAGCACGATCAGCAGCCACACGGCGCGCCGGGTCGCCGGGTCGCCGATCGCCCGGACGGCGTCGAGCAGCTGGGCGTGTTCGGCGGCCCAGCCGTCGTCGTCGGTTGCGACGTTCTCGGCGTCGTCGTAGCTAGTCGTCGTGATCGTCGCCATCGGCATGTTCCTGTTCCTGTTCCAGTTCGTGGATGCGGACCAGCAGTTCGATGTTCTCGGCGGTGAGGGCGCCGACGCGGGCGGCCAGGTTCTCGCACACGATGCGGACGCGGCGCAGTTCGCCGACCGGGTCGCCGCTCATGCCGTCGTCGTATCGACGATGAGACCGAACGCCTTGAGCGCAGTGATCAGCGAACCGAGAGCGGCGTTCGAGCCTTTCGCCCCGGTGACGGTGGGCACGGCGATCGGGGCCGTCTTGTAGAACGCGGTCCGGTTCGACGTGTAGACGTCGCGGATCGAGTCGACGTTGGCCCAGACGGAACGGTTGGAGACGTTGAACGTCCCACTGTTGGGGATGTCGACGCCGGCGACGATGTAGCCGACCTCACCGGAGGCGATGTTGGCGACGGTCAGGTTGCCGGTCACCGACGTGGCGTTGACGGCGGCACCGGCCGACGTCGTCAGGATGCCGCCGCCGGTAAACGTGATCACCTTCGAGTTGACGATGTCGCCGATCAACGGCTGCACCGTCAACGTCACCCCGGACCCGACGGTGGCGGTGCCGTTGGCGACGACGGGGATCACCCCGTCGTAGGCGGCCGGATATTTGTTGCCCTGGAACACGTTGCCGACGATCGTGTGCGGATCGTTGCCGGAAGTGACCGGCATGGCCGGGGTCACCGTGAACGGCCAGATGCAGCGGTGCACGATGTTGGCGGCGTAGACGGCTGTCCTGGTGTTGTTGCCGACGATGCCGTAGCGGCATTCGGTGACCGAGTTGTCGGCGATCGTCGTGGCCGCCTGATAGGAGCCGACGTTGAATGCGGGTGGGCCGATACCGACGCGGAACCCGCGGATCGAGTTGCCGGTGATGCGTGCACCGAGTTGCGCGCTCACCGTCATCATGATGCCGTTCAACGCGTTCGTGCCCGTCTCGACGAACGACGACGAGATGGCCACGTCGCCGATGACCGTGTTGCCGACGACGGCGACCTGGGCGACGTGGATGACGAAGATGCCGGTGTTCGGCCCGGCGTAGACCGTGTTGTCGCTGACCGTCACCGCGTAGGTGGCGTTGAGGACCGGTCGGCCGCCGACCGTGTTGCCTGACGTGGCCCCGTGGATTTGCACGACCTTGCCGGCGGTGAGCAGCGTCGAGTTGCGGAACACGTTGCCGACGATCGCGATGTACTGCGAGTCCATCAGGTCCAACGCCTGACCGGCGCCGCCGCTTTCGTAGAACGTGTTGTTGGCGACTGTGACGTCGCGGCAGTAGTCCTCGATGTGGACCGCTTCGTGACCGACGTTGAAGTAGCAGTCGGTGATGCGGGCGTTCTCGACGTGGGCGAGGGTGAGGGCACGGTAGGCGCCCGGGTTCACGAAGCGGCAGCCGTCGACGATGACGTCACGTTGGGTGCCGACCGGGGCGTTGAAGCCCAGACCTTCGCCGACCCAGGCGGTGAACTCGCAGTCGCGGAACTGGATGTCGGTGACCGTCGCCGTCGACGTGTTGGTCATCAGCAGGGGATAGTGAAAGTTGGTGAACCGGCACCGTTCGGCGCGGATGCGGGTGACGGTGCCCGACTCGGGGAGCTGGATGCCTTGCGTGTAGCCGATCGGGAACAGGTCGTCGCCGCCGTCGAGGACGCAGTCCCGCAGCGTGAACCGGTCGACGCCTGCGCTCAGCTGGAACATCACCGAGTCGAACGTCGAGGCGCGGCGCAACGTCAGGTTCTGGAAGATGACGTCGTCGGCGGCGATGGTGATGCAGTTGCGGGCGACTGTCGTCGTCGGGGCGAACACGATGACCGTGTCGGAGGCGCCCTCGCCGATGAAGCTGGAGCCTGCGGTCGGCGGGGCGAGCAGTCCGGCGCCGCTGGGCGCGAGGTTGTAGGTGCCCGCCGGGAAGTAGATGGTGCGGCCGGCGGCGGCGGTGATCGCCGCGTTGATCGCCGGTGTGTCGTTGGCTACGCCATCACCGACGGCGCCATAGGTTCGGACGTCGAAATAGGGGCGTTCGTATTTCAGGCTCGCCGGGGTGACCGCCTTGGTGGTGATGGTGCCGGCGATCGTCTCGGCGTCACTGGCGGCCGGCATCGACCCGCCCGTGATCACGATGTCGTCGACCAGGTCGACGAGTTCGGCGAGGACGCCCTCGACGTCGGTGGCGGTGAAGTTGCCGGCCAGGTCGTCGACGCGGGCCTGGTCGGCGTGGACCTTGACGATGTCGGGCAGCCAAGGGTTGTTCGAGTCGGTGCCGATCAGCCGGGTCGTCATCAGAACTGGTCCTCCAGGGCGTCGAGGCGGGCGTCGACTTCGAGCAGGGCGGCGGTGAGGAGCGGGATCAGGGCGGAGCGGTCCAACTGTTGGGCGATGACGGCGCCGTTGCCGTCGACGGCGTCCGGAGCGCCGTGGACGGCTTCGGGGATGACGGCGGCGACCTCGTCAGCGAAGAACCCGTCGCGTTCGGCGTCGGGGTGCGCCCTCCACGTGAAGCGGTGCGGACGCAGCCGCCGCAGCCGGGCCGTCGCCCCACTGATCGGGCCGAGGTCGTTCTTCAGGCGGGCGTCGGACGGGTCCGTCGCGTGACAGTTCGGGAACAGGACGCCGACCGGGGCGGTGTTGTCCTGCAGGATCTGCGAGATGACGCCGCCGGCGGCGTTGGCGAACTGCACGTACGGGGCGTTGTCGGCGTCGGTCTTGTGGCGGATCAGCA